GTTCGAGTACCAAATGGCTATGATGGAAGATGAGAGAGGAAAGTTACGCAGGGATCGTCAAGATGATATACAGCGTCGTGACGCTGAACAAAAGCAGGCAGAGCAATTGAACGGAATAAGAGGTCAAATTATGGATCAATATAAGGTTGATTCACAGGTTGCCGAAGATTTCGTAAGAGTTATGTCTGATCCGAGTTCTATCAGTCTTGACAACCTTTGGAAATTATATGCATCGGATAGGGGCTATGACTCCCCTCAGCAACCTACGAATTCACCCTCTGGTGAGTTTCAACAGGTTAAGAGGGCACAGCAAATACCTGCTTCGATGGGAGTTATGCCTTCTCAAACGAGACAGAATGAGGGCTCTGTAGAAGATAAGATTATAGACAGCATGATAGCTGACTATAATAAACAGAACCCTTGGAGTTAAAACTAATAGGAGTTAAAGATGGCAACACAATATAGTATAACCGCTGGTGGCGGTATGCAGTCATCCTCGATTGATCATTCCAGACGAATGTACAATTTCGGGGAAAAAGTGTCAGAACTCGCTCCTAAACAGTCTCCATTCTTTTCATATTTGTCTAAAGTAGCCAAGAAACCTACTGATGATCCTGTTTTTAAATTCTTAGAGCAGCGTCATCAATGGCAACGTCGTAATTTTGAAGTAAAAACAGCAATGACTACCTCTGCACATAGTGGTAGTGATGCTAACTTCAACCTTACTAACTTGCAGGTTGATTGTCTATATGATAAATATGGCAGGGTCGTAACCACAGCAACACTTCCGAACTTCATTCTAGAAGGACAAATGGTAGTGATTGAATGTGAATACGATGCAAACGGTTCTGACGCAGGCGTCGGTTCTGAAACTGCGGCTAAGGCATATTATAAAATTAACGCAACCCCAGATGTAAGTAATTCTACTTACGCTGAGATTGATGGTACTTTTATAAAAGTTGTTTATAAGCCTACGGGTTCAGTCAGCGGAGAGATTGCAGAGGCTTCTGCTTCTAAGTTAATCTTTCGTGCCGATGGTAAGGGTCAAATCGTTGGTTCAGCTTTTGCTGAAGGTTCAACTGATCCTGAAGGATGGAAAGACGAGTTCTATGATAGAGAAGGATATTGTCAGATTTTTAAGACGGCAATCTCTTTGTTTAGTGGAACTTCATTAGCTACCCGCTATCGTGGTGTATCTAATGAGTACAAGCGAGTATGGCAAGAAAAGTTAATGGAACACAAGATGGATTTAGAACACGCAATGTTATTTGGCGTAGGTTCGGACGATTCCACATCAACAGGGCCTGTAAGACGGTCATGGGGTATTGTACCCTATACAGAAGCTTATGGTAAGATTAAAACCTTTACTTATGCTTCCTCGTCTTATGATGACTTTATTGATGCTATGGAAGATGTCTTCTCACCTGAATCAGGTAATAGCGGGAATAAACTAGTCCTTGCTTCACGCAAAGTCTTGTCTTACTTTAACAAACTTGGCGGAAGCTCTTTCTTAGGCAACACAATGGCACTTGGACACACTGCTACAACTAGTGGTGGTTCAAATGGTTATTCCGTAGATATCCAGAATGTTAAAGGTTCATTCGGACATAATGTAACACGAGTAAATACTCTTTACGGTGATTTACACTTGGTCGAACAGCCTTTATTCAGGGGTATGTGGGAAGACTATGCTGTTATGGTTGATCTAAAGAATGTAGCTTATCGTCCGTTAGCTGCTAATGGCACATCGAGAGATACGCACATTATCACTAATGTACAAAATAACAATGTTGATGGACGGAAAGATCAAATCTTGACCGAAGCAGGTCTAGAAATATCTTTACCAGAAACTCATACCTTGTTAAAGTTCGCATAATTCAGTAATTTAAGGGGGGTCTTTATGGCCCCCCGTACTGGAAAGGTAAATATGAAAATAGTAACAAGTAATGATGTCGGTGGCCCCTGGCAATCTGGAAAAGAAGAAGTCAATGATAATAGCCGCAGACAACAAAATATAAAAGATCGTGGTAAGATAAAAGTTACCAAGAAGAGGAAGAGATGACTAGTGCTTTAGCCAAAGCTGTAATGAGAGCCATAAAAGCTAATAATATAGCTAGAATAAAAGCACTTGCACAGGCGTCAAGGATGTCTCGTGGTAAGTTAATGTCCCAAGCTAAAAGATATGTATCAAAGAAAAAACGTACCCCAAAAACAATGGGCGAGCAAAGTAGAGCTATAGCCCGTAAAGCTGGAAAAAGATAATGGCTTTTAGTACAGATATAAGTTATTATGCGGGAAGTGTAACTGGCAAGGACGCAGCTATTACTTCGTTCCTAAGGGCTGGAGTTAAGTGGGTTATAAATCAGATTGAGAAGACCAATCCAGATTTATTGCCATTATTTGCTCAGGCGAGTACTTTAAGCAATTCTCCTACGACTCTTTCACTTACTACTAATAGCAAAATAATAGATGTGGTCAGGAATAATGCTGACGATGGAACTGCCGAGGCTTTAAAATGTAGCCCAGTGAACGCTGCTTATCGGAGTAATGTTGTTAATACTGATAGTATCTATTACGCAGGAAAGGATTCCCCTGTTTATTATATTGATAATAAGGTGCTCACTGTTAAGCCCACCCCAACAGCAACGCAAACAGCGATAGTAAGTATAGTCTTACCTGATGTTACAGTTGCTTTTGATGGTACTAGTATAAGTAATTTTCCTAGTGAGTTATATCATGCAGTAATTTTATTTGCGGCAGTACAACTTTTACATAATAAAATGGCTTCAATGGGGGCATTATTACCCACTGATTTAGATTCGGATACCACAGTATTTGATGCTATAGCTGATTATTCGAGTACGCTAAGTGTTTCTAGTAGCTTACCTTCGGCAATCAATATGGGATCGACTGCATTGCCATCTGCTATTTCAGTGTCCGCTAGTTTGCCATCTGCAATAAGTATTAGTTCTGCTCTGCCGAGTGCTCTTAGCATAACTAAGTCATTGCCAGCCACTATATCTCTTAGTACTGGGTTACCGAGTGACTTTTCTACTTCTACATCATTGCCAGCTGATTTTAGTCTTACTGCTGACTTGCCATCAGCTATTAATATGAATTCAATATCTCCTCCTAGTACAGTTGATGTGAGCACTACTCTTCCAACTCTTTCTATATCAACTAGTATTGATAGTGAATATAATGATGCATTAGGAAAAGTAAAGGCTCTTATAAATGTTGGTCTAGCTACTGATGAAGCAAGTGGCAGTGGAGATGATGCGACTGCTCAAAGTGCTGGATATTGGTTAGCCGATGAAGATGAGGAAATGACTCAGGCTACGATACAAGTTGCTACACAGGAACTACAGAGAGCTTCTGCTTGGTTGCAAAGATTTCAAGCTAGCATGGGAAAAGAGACTCAACAATTTGAAGTCAATGTTTCAAAATATACGACTGAACTGCAGAAAGAGACTGCGAGAGTACAGGCAGATAGTCAAAAGCATTCAGATCAATTACAAAAAGAAATGCAAAGAGTTGCAAATGAAGCTCAGATATATAGCAATGAAGTTCAAAAAGAGACTCAAGAGATAACAAGTCAATTAAATAAATTTCAAGGGGAGGTACAGAAAGAGACTCAAAGGATAACAGGCCAGTTGGGTAAATATCAGGCAGAATTAGAACTCAAGGGTCAAAAAACACAGACAGATGTAACTATATATACTGCTGAGATACAGAAAGAGTCTGCTAGACTGCAGGCAGAGGCTACTAAATATTCGAGTGAATTGCAAAAGGAATCTGCTAGAGTGCAAAACGAAGCTTCTATATATACAACTGAATTAACTCTTAAAACTTCTCAGATGCAACAACAAGTTTCTGCATATACCAATTTATTAGGGAAGGAGACTGCAAGAGTTCAGAATGAGGCAACTATTTATACTACTGAATTACAAAAGGAATCTACAAGGTTACAAGATGATCTTTCAGAGTATAATGCAAATTTACAAAAAAAGATTTCCCTTTATACTACAATTATTAGTAAATTGAGCACAGACTACCAATGGCTTCAGAGCCAGTATCAAGTTGTAAAACAGGAACTTGGTGAATTTATGATGCCATATACTGCACCGGGTATGACAGATAGTACTGTAGAAAGAGTAAGACGTTGAAATTAAAAGAAATGGTAGAAATGGTTCAGCAGCATCACCCAGATATGGGAGTTACTGAAATAGTAAAGATGCTTAACATAGCTCAGGATGAGTATAGTCAGAGGACAAGAATGCTTGAAAAAGCTACACAGTTTGACCTAGCTGATGGTCAAAGATATTATGCATTAGATGGTGCAATTCTTGAAATTAAGTCGGTAGACATGGAGGCTGCTGATGGCAGTGCAGACCATGTGAATATACCAAAGTTAGTTGGTAGACCGATAAGAAGGGACTTAACTTAATGGCTGGAACTTACGTAGATACTTGGAGCAATAGACATGCTTTAAATCAGTGGGTCTGGTGGACAGAGAGAGATGCAGTTGGGATTGCTAAGTTTAATCCTAATACTGAGAGATTTACATCTCCAACCACAGCTCAGGATGGTAAGAAAATTACTTTATTTTACTATAAGAAGGCTGCACAGTTTACTGAACCTTCTGCTGTAGGGTTTTCTTGGACAGCTGTAAGTGATTTTCCGTCGCAATTTCACGATTATGTGGTTGCAAAAGCTATTGCATTAGGTTATGAAAAGAAACCTGAGACTATTCAATTGGCTCAGTATTTTCACGAAAAATTTGAAAAGGGTGTTAAAGAAGGAAGAAGCTTTGCCTATAGGGCAAGAGCTGGCACCGTTAAGTACATAAAGGCTGTAGACTTTTAAAGGAGGTTATTATGCCACGAGGACTATTAGGAAAACTATTTGGGGGAGTAAGCGATTTTCTTTCCGATCAGGGAGAGAATTTGAAGACAGCTAGAAAGCGTGAGGACGCTGGTGGTATAAGGAATCCTTGGATGAAGTCTGGAGAAGAACAGGCTCAACTCGCTGCTGAATATGGTACTGAAAAACAAAAGCATATTACTAATAGGGCACTTGCCAGTAAGTATTCACAGGGTACCCCAGATACAGTTACTGGAACTCTAGCGGGGCAGTTTGATCCAAATGATTCGGAAAGTGTTATGAAGATGCAACAATCATTAAATAGAGCTGGTATAAAGGATGAATATGGTGAAGCTTTGGCAGAAGATGGCAGAATGGGCCCAAAAACATTGTCTGCTGTCAGAGCTATGCAGAAAACCAGAGGTGAATTTATAGGCCCAGAAGGTTCTGATGTAGAAGGTTTGAATCAAGCAGTGCAAGAGACTACTGGTAGAAAAGCTGATATGCCTGAGAGGAATGCTCTGTTAAATAAGCAAAATTGGTTAGATTCTATTTTCCAACGTAAAGACCCATTTGGCCCGGGAGAAAGACTTGGAGCTACAACAGAAGATTATTCAGGTACACCAACTGAAACAATGCCAAGTAGAGAGGACAGAGACAGGGGAGCTAATCTTTGGAGAAGGTAATTTATGGCAATTAATACTAGAGCATACGATTGGGAAAAAAATAACTTTGGTACAACTGAGTTCGATAATCTCAGTGGTTGGGCTTTTACCGATCTAGGGAATCAGTATTTTAATTCATATGTTACTGATAACTTTACCTCTGTTGCTGTGTCAGCAAGTCCAACGCTAAGTGCTATTACAGTAGGTTCAGCATCTTATACAGATCAGTCTGTTAGTGCTCCTACTTATACAGAAGTAGAAATAATAAGTGAGAATTTTTAATGGGATCATTATCAGGCCCTAACAAAATAAAGGATGTCTATACAAAGCTTGTCTTTAAAGGCACGGATGGGCTTCTTTATACAGACGATGGAACAGACGATGTGGAGGTTATGAACCCCGCAATTCAGGGTGTGTTGAAGAGTACGACTCTTCCGGGTTCTGGAACTGAGGGAGACCTCTATTATGATACTGATGACGATAAACTTTATGCTAGGGATGAAGACTCATGGAATGAGATAGTCACTAGTATATCTGGAACTGTCGATGGCGGTTCCTATTAACAATGAAAT